AATGTTATGATTTATGATAAAGAAAATTTAGATAATCCATTAAATATTCCAGTAAATAAAGGTAATGAAGCATCTGTATATTTAAAATATATTATAGATTATTATGATGAACTAACTGATTTTACATTTTTTATTCATGATGAAGAATATTCATGGCATCATTCAGGTTCTATAATTGATAAATTTAATGAAGCAATAATGAGTAATGAAATGTATTATAATATAAATGATAAATGTAATTGGAATAAAACAAATTTAATAGATGGCGATACGTATAACAAATTATTGAAATGGTATAATAAATATATTGAAGATTATATTCCAATTTCTAAAGTGCCTAATAATTCAGATTTTATATATGGTTATTTAGGCTCAGCACAATTTTTAGTACATAAAGATTTAATAAAAAATTTACCAAAAGAATTTTATATAAAAATATACGAATGGATTATTACAACAGATTTACCAACTTATTTATCTAGTAGATTTTTAGAATGGACTTGGCATATATTTTGGTATATTTATCCTAACTATATAAAATAATGGGCGTTTTAAATGAGAAAAGGTGTAAAAAAGTCAACATCCAATCAATTTGTGCAAAACGATTAATAACCATCCGAATACCAGATTATCATTTTAATTTATGAAAGTATGTAACATTTAATTTGTATCCAAGTTTTTTACATAAATATATATTTATATTTGTAAATATAAATGGCCGGGTCCGGTATGAAGATTATGGAAATTCCCAAGTTTTTAATTATATTATATCCTGCATTTATTGTATGTTTTTTATTGATAGCTTCCATATTTAATATGGAGTTTATAAAAGGTATATTATATTTAGTAGGAGTTCTACTAACAACCGCGATATGCGGGGGTGTATCGTATTTAATGGAACAGGCTTGCGACCGTGCATACTTTCAAACTATATTCTTCCAGAACTATAGCAACCCTTCTGGAGTTGCTATTTCTTGGTTTACATTTATATATTTATTGTTTCCTATGATACCCCCCTTTCAGGCAAATACTGGTGTATTTAATCCAACCGTAATTGTATTTCTTTCAATTTTTGCCTTATGTAATACCATTTTATACGGGTGGGAGTGTTCACATGCAACATTAACATTGCTCGGCGCCTTCATAGGTGTTTGTTGCGGGATTGGGTGGTTTTTTTTGTTTTATTTTACAGATAAAAATTACTTATTTTATAATGAATTAATATCAAATACTGCTATATGTTCTCGCCCATCGAAACAAACGTTTAAATGTACTGTCTACAAGGGTGGAGAAATCATCTCATCATCCATAGTTTAATAACAATATTTGGCTATATATTTTAATTGATTTACAGCTAACCTTACAAACTTTCGTCTTTCATTGGCCCTTAAAAAAGAGTTTATTTCAAAATTTCCATAACTATGTGAATATATTCGTAAAAAATTATTAATAATTCTTAATAGATTAGCCGTTTTATATTTTGTTATTACGAACTCTTTAGAAACAATTTCTTTACCGGTATCCGTATTTATTAAATTATGAAATTGTCTTAAAAACTCTACTAAATCTTCTTTTGTTAGAATTAACTCTATTTTAGAGTTTTTAAGAAAAGTTTGCGCATGGGCCGCACATATCGGACAAGGTAAATTGCGACACGTATTTTGTATAAAATATATAATGGTAGGTTTAATTTCATTAAACTTTTCGGAATTAACTTTTTCAGCTAAAGTATGAAACAAATACCAGGTTATATTACCCCATTCTTTTTGCGACATATATATATTATATTACAATTTAATGTATTAATATAAAGCTACAATATATAATATTAATTATTATGCTTGATAATATCAATATCGATTTTTTTAATGAGCTTAAAAAAGAAGAATACGACACCACAAGTTCTAATAAAAATTGTTTAATTACACAAACAAATTTAACTGATAATTTTATCACTCTAGATTGCAATCATACATTTAATTATATACCATTATATAACGAAGTTGTTAAACAAAAAAGTCGATTAAATAGTTTTGAAACAACACATTTAAAATTAAATGAAATAAAATGCCCATATTGTAGAACTATTAATAAACAATTACTACCTTTTATAGATATCTCCGGTATTAATATGATAAAAGGAATTAATTGTCCAAAAAAATTATGTATGAAATTACATTCTTGTGAATGGATTTTTAAAACTGGGAAAAATAAAAATACTTGTTGTAATAAATCAGCAATAAAATTTAATTATGGGACCTATTGCGAAAAACATTGTAATGTTTTTACTAAAAAAAACAATTTACCAATTGATAATTATAATATATCTACTCTCAAAACTATTTTAAAATCATTAAATTTAAAAGTTTCTGGTAAAAAATCGGAATTAATTAATCGGTTACTTAATGTTAACTATCAATTTAATAATATTTAAATAGTATCAATTAATAATATTAATGACCTCCAAAGATGATTTAGTTAATATTATTAAAGAATGGATTGAAATTGATGATAAAATTAAAGACATACAAAACCAATTTAAACAACTTAAAAATCAAAAAAAAATATTAACACAATCGCTGTTGTCTATAATGAAAGAAAACGAAATAGATTGTTTTGATATTAATTCTGGAAAAATTATTTATTGTAAAAATAAAACTAAAGTATCTTTAAATAAAAAAACTTTATTAGAAAACTTAGAAAAATATTTTCACGGAAATGATACTATTGATGTTAATGCCGTTAGAGATTTTTTATTAGATAATAGAGAAATTAAATTACAAGAAAATATAAAGAGAAAAATATAAATAGAAAAATAGTATATATTTATATAATGAACCCTTCAGTTATAAACAGAGAAAAAATTATTAATAAATTTAATTTACAAAACAATATAAAAGAGCAACCTTTAATATCTCGAGAGTTTTTAAAAAAAAATTATCCTATATCATTAAATATTCTTAGTCGTTTGCCTTCCACTCTCTCATATAATAAAGAATGTTGTAAATCTTATAATTTTTATAATAAAAATGTTTTAGATACTATTGTACCAAATTTTATAACTGACAAAACGATACATATATGCGTATATAAAATTGTAAATAAACCATTTAACATTCCTTTTATATTATTTTTACTATATAAAAATAAACGCGAAAACTATATTTTTCCAAATTTTAAAACATCGCAAACTATGGTGAAAACGTCTGATTCTAAAATAAATCTTATTTATAAATATTTTAAAACAAAACCCAATTTTATTGGGTATAAAGAGACGAGTCATAATATATATTTATTTTATGAAGATAAAGAAGAGTTCTCTTTATCTTATATTTCAAGATATGATAAATGGTGGTGGGCAACTATATTTGAAATTATGAATCCAAACAAAATTTTAAATTTTGATATAGATAAACTCGTTTACCGTATATTTTTTAAAGAACCTTTGCTTTACACACTCTATAAGGATAATAATAAAATATCTTTAGGAACCGTTGTATATTTTGGTGCTTCTAAAAATTACATATCATTTATTGCTGCTATTGGTTTACCAAAAGAATCTCCTACTTCAAACTTAGGTCCTTTTTATTATTTTTATAATTATATTGGCGCTGGCCGCTTTGCTATTTGGAGTAAATCCCGTAAAGAAGAAACGTATAATAATAAATTAATAACTCGTGACCAATATGGAGTGCTTAAACGCGGTGGATTAGTTCGGTTCATACTATTTGGAAATACACCAAAGTTTTTTTTAAATAGAGAAGATGATTTAGAAGACCAATCTACTGTCTCTCAAGAACTTGCCAAAAACTCTACTTTTTTTAAAAAAACATTAAAAATAAGAGATGTCAATGGAAATTGGGCAAATAATTTGGATATAGCATATATTGGCAGTACTATTATTAGTGGGTCTGACGATGGCAAAATCCCAGCTAGACGTTTGTATACACAATGGGTCGCCAAAGATTATTATCAATATGCTTCATTATCGTATCATTATATCAATACAGATATTTTTACTAATATAACAGATAGCGACGTTGCTTTATCTGCCCCTTATGAATTAACTAATTTTTATATTGAATAATATAAAATATTTTTAATTTATATATGTCAGCATTTAATTTAATTATAAAAGTTTTAACTATTATTGCTATAATAATTATTATTAAAACGATTATTACTTTTTTTCATATTTCTATTCATATCTATCTAATATATCTGATATGGATTATTTCCCTAGTTTTATTATATTATATTTTACCGAAACAGTTCAATTATTTTACATCTGTGTAATTCTACTTGATATAATGGTTGAAAATACAATTATAAATAAAGAAAAATTTGATTTAAATATTACTAATTCAATATTTTTTACATTTCAAACGCCGATTTTGTCTAAAATGTAAATTATAATTTTATTGAAATAATTTAGGAATAACTATATTTAGGTATTTTTGGGTATATTAAAAAATTGATTTAAAATAATATATTGTGTTATATATAACTAAAAATGGGTAAATATAATTGCGAAAAGTGCGGAAAGGAGTTTAACCAAAAGTCTCACTATACAACACATACTAATAAAAAAAATCCGTGCGTGGTTGAAAGTAAAATAAAAGAAATGATTGATAATGCGGTTAAAGAAAAATTAATTGAAATAAAAAAAGCTATACCGCGCGACATAATTAACAATATTGAAATTGTTTATGATAATAAACTTGTTAAAGATGTCTCTACCAAAAAAATACATATTCCAAAACCAATATTAAAGTGGGTTGGCGGAAAAACCCAAATAATAGATAAACTTATTACGGATTTTCCAGTTGAAATAAATAACTATCGTGAGGCATTTTTAGGCGGAGGCAGTGTTTTATTAACTTTATTATCTTATGTAAAAAGTGGGATTATAAAGATACACGGAAATATATATGCGTATGATTTGAATGAACCATTAATTTATATCTACAAAAATATTCAAACACGCCAGAATGAATTATATGATATACTACAAACTATTATTGCGGATTTTAACGAATGTGGAAATGGAGAAATAAATAGAACACCCACAAATATAGCAGAAGCAAAAATCGCAAAAGAAAATTACTATTATTGGATAAGAAGTGAATATAA